CCCGAATCACATTGCTGATGACTTCTTTGCCTCTGTTTATCCTACTATTTCTTCTGGACAAAGCACGAAGGTAATCATTGTATCTACTCCACGCGGTATGAATCACTTCTACCGTATGTGGCACGACGCCGAGAAGGGCAAGAACGAATATGTGCCTACAGATGTCCATTGGTCTGAGGTGCCTGGTAGAGACGAAGCCTGGAAGGAGCAGACGATTGCAAACACCAGTGAACAACAGTTTAAGGTTGAGTTTGAGTGTCTAAGTGGAGAAACTAAAATAGAAATAATTGATGATAAAGGTAACACTCATAATATTTCTATGGAAGAACTCTATCAACGAATGTGAGTTTTTTGGATTATAAATAATAATAAAAATGTATTATATCTACTTACTTAAAGATTTGGACGATAATATTAAATATGTTGGTCAGACTCAGGACCCTAACACCAGAAAAAGGGACCATAAAAATAGCAAACCTCAACATATTTTTGAGATTGTAGAAGAAACCAATATTGCCGAAGATGCAAAAAATTTGGAAATTAATTATATAAAACAATTTGATACCTATAAAAATGGATGGAATAAATCCACAGGAGGAGAAGGTTTTGATAATTACAATAGAACTGGAATAGGTGGTGTAGATAAAGGGAACATCCCCTGGAATAAAGGTATGAAAAATTGCTTCTCGGAAGAAACAATCTCAAAAATGAAGCAAGTTAGGAAAGGTAGAGTTTTTAGTAGAAAACTTACCGATGACCAAGTAAAGGAGATACGCATTTTATTTGATACAAAACCAGATTTACCATTGGTAGGATTGATTATGAAAAATGGAAAAAAAATGTCATACATCCAAGCATTTTGTAAAGAATATGCTGATAAGTATAATTTAACATCACAAGGACTTAAAAGAATAGTTTTAAAGGAGTGTTGGAAAAATGTTTAAACTTAATAAAGATTTATTAGTAAAAACCCCCACTGGGTTTAAATCTTTCTCAGGTATTCAGAAAGTTTATAAACCATTTTATCATTGGATAATTTTTGAGGATGGAACGGAAATAAAATGCTCCGAAAATCATTCGTTTGGGTCCGAAAAAATTAAAGCATCCACAATCAAAGTGGATGATGTCTTACAAGAAAAAAAAATTGTATATAATGAAATAGTAGAAGAAGGAATATATCTTTACGATTTATTGGATGTTGGTGAAGATAATTTATACTATTCAAATAATATAGTATCTCATAACTGCGAATTTTTAGGTTCTGTAAATACTCTTATTAATGCATCAAAACTTCGCAATCTTGTTTATGACGATCCGATTAAAAGAAATGCTGGACTGGATGTGTATGAGCACCCAAAAGAAGAGAATAATTATCTAATCACGGTCGATGTTGCCCGTGGTTTGGGTAATGACTATTCTGCATTTGTAGTCTTTGATATTACAAACTTCCCATATAAAGTAGTAGCAAAATATCGAAATAATGAAATTAAACCGATGCTATTCCCAAGTATCATTCACGAAGTAGCAAAAGGTTATAACGATGCTTGGTTATTAATTGAGGTCAATGATATTGGTGACCAGGTAGCAAGTATTTTACACTTTGATTTGGAGTATGATAATGTTTTGATGTGTGCGATGAGAGGTCGTGCAGGTCAGATTGTAGGTTCTGGATTTAGTGGTAAAAAATCTCAACTTGGTGTGAGAATGACTGCTGCAGTTAAAAAGTTGGGATGTTCTAACCTCAAAACTTTATTAGAAGACGATAAACTACTTACAAGTGATTATGAGATTATTAGCGAACTTACAACATTTGCTCAGAGAGGTAATTCATTTGAGGCAGAAGAAGGTTGTAATGATGACCTAGCAATGTGCCTTGTAATTTTTTCTTGGTTAGTTGCTCAGGACTATTTTAAAGAAATGACGGACAACGATGTTCGTAAGAGAATTTATGAAGAACAAAAGAATCAAATTGAACAAGATATGTCTCCATTTGGATTCATTGTTGATGGTTTAGATGATATGGAAGTAACTGTAGATATTGAAACAGGTGATAGATGGGTATTTGCAAATGCTCAGAGTCAATTAGAAAGTACCGAAATATGGAATGTTGACGAATATGGAGACCGTTCTCATATGTGGGAATACGGATAGTTCTGTGAAGTCGTAGGAATTTATAAATACTTTTAGATAATTCTGGATAGCACGGAGAATAAAGATGCCGCTAAATTTAGCATCTCCTGGAATTGTAGTAAGGGAAGTTGATTTAACAGTTGGAAGAGTTACTCCTTCGTCAAACAAAGTTGGTGCTATTGTTGCACCTTTTGCACAAGGACCTGTAGATTCTCCAACTTTAGTAGAGAATGAGAATGACTTGCTAACAACTTTTGGTGGACCATATGCAACAGATAAACAATATGAGGATTGGTTAGTTACCTCATCATATCTTGCTTATGGTGGTTCTGCAAGAGTTGTAAGAGCAGATGATGATGATTTAAGAAACGGATTTGTAGGAACTGCCTCCAGCGTAAAAATTAAGAGCCTAGAGCATTATGAGCAACTTGGTTATGACGAGAATACCATCACTGATGTAGTAGTTGCCGCTAAGAATCCTGGTTCTTGGTCGAATGGAATCAGAGTAGCAATTATTGATGCTAAAGCAGATCAAATTCTTGGCGTTACAACTGCAGGTGCTGTAGTTGGTTATGGTGTAACTCAAGCAATTAGTTCAGTTCTTCCTGGTGCTGGTTCAACTTCAGTTTTAGATGGTCATCTCAAGGGAATTATTACTGAAATTGGTGCTGGAACTCTTGGAGTAAAAGTTTTAAGTCAAGTTTCTGCCGCTGGAACTGAAACAGTAGTTGATTATCAGCAAGGTGGAGTTTATGCATTCGGAACCACAGGTAATCTGACTATCAGAACCTCTGCTTCAGTTGGAGTTGCAACTATTGCAGTATCTTCCAAATTAGATTGGTTCGATCAACAAACAGTTGGATTAACAACATCATCAACAATTTCTTGGAATAATATTGCTCCAAGACCTGGAACTTCAGCATTCGCTGCTGCAAGAAACGCAAGATTTGATGAGGTTCACATTGTAGTTATCGATTCTCTTGGAAATGTAACTGGAAATGCTGGAACTATTCTTGAAAAGCATTTAAGTCTTTCTAAAGCAACTGATGCAGAATTCTCCGCAGGAAGCCCTGCATACTGGAGAAAGTATATTGCAACTAACTCACAATATATCTTTGCTGGTGGAGCACCTGCAGGTATTGTAACGACAGGATTTAGTTCTGGATTTACTCCATCAACTGATGTAGGTTGGGATCAACCAGCAGATGGAATTAATTTTGCCGCTACTGGATCTTCAACTAATGCGTTAGATGGTGGTAAAAATTATGATGGTGGAACAAATATTGCAACATCTGGGGCACTTACTTCATCTCTCACAAAACTTTCAGCAGGTTATGATTTGTTTGAAAGCACAGAAAATTTCCAGGTAGATTTTCTACTAATGGGTTCTGCTGGATATGCAAAAGAAACTGCACAAGCACTTGCAAATAAACTGATTTCTGTCGCTGAGTTGAGAAAAGATGCACTCGCATTCATCTCACCATATAGAGGTGCTGCTCTCACTGATACCTCATCACAAACTGCAGTAACAGTCAATTCGGCAGCAGATATTACTGATAATGTAATTAGTTTCTATGCTCCCATCACATCTTCGTCTTATGCGGTCTTTGATAGTGGTTATAAGTATATGTACGATAGATTTGCAAATACCTTCAGATATGTTCCTCTAAACGGTGATATTGCGGGTCTTTGCGCTCGTAACGATATCAATAACTTCCCCTGGTATTCACCTGCTGGAACCTCAAGAGGTGCTATCCTGAATGCTGTAAAACTGTCTTACAATCCAACTAAGACTCAAAGAGACCGTCTCTTTTCAAGCAGAATCAATCCAGTCATCTTCTCGCCTGGTGCAGGAATCATTCTGTTCGGTGATAAGACTGGATATGCTAAGGCATCAGCATTTGATAGAATTAACATTCGTCGTCTGTTTGTCTATCTTGAGAATGCAATTTCTCAGGCAGCAAAAGATCAACTCTTCGAATTCAACGATGAACTTACAAGAACCAACTTTGTAAATACGATTGAACCATTCCTTCGTGATGTTCAAGCAAAGAGAGGTATTTTTGATTATGTTGTAGTTTGTGATGAAACAAACAACACTGCTGCTGTGATAGATAATAATGAATTTGTTGCTGACATTTATATCAAACCTGCAAGATCAATCAACTTCATTGGTCTTACCTTTGTTGCCACCAAGACTGGTGTTGATTTTGAAGAAGTAATCGGAAACTTTTAATTTAGAGGTTTAAACAATTATGGCAACCAGACAACAACTAAATCCACCTCCTTTAAGGAAGATTACCGACTTCAAGAGCAAACTGTCGGGTGGTGGCACCAGAAGCAATTTATTTGAAGTTGTTCTTTCTTTCCCAGACGTAGCTCCTACAGACGTTAATACTCTTGATAAATCAAGATTGCTCGTCAAGTCTGCTGCACTCCCAGCATCGAATGTAACTCCTCTCGAAGTTTCTTTTAGAGGAAGAACTCTGAAGTTGGCAGGAGACCGTACTTTCGAATCTTGGACAATCGGTGTTCTGAACGATACTGATTTTGCAATCCGTTCCGCATTTGAGAATTGGATGAACAAAATCAACAGAGTTTCTGATAACACTGGTGAAACCGATCCAGCAGCATATACGGCAGATGCATTTGTCTATCAGTTAGACCGTGATGGATCTACTCTAAGAGCATATCATTTCTATGATATCTTCCCAACAAGCATCAGTAATATTGCTCTCGACTACGGAACTGATTCAATTCAAGAGTTTACTGTAGAAATGCAAGTCCTCTGGTGGGAAGCTATGAAGGGCACATCAGAAAAAGCTGGTGGTGAAGATATTAACTAAATAGTAAAATAACAGTTTAAATTTATAAAATGGCGAAACTTTTTGGTTTTTCGATTGAGGATAACGAAAAAAAATCCAAATCTATAGTTTCCCCCGTACCTCCTAACAACGAGGACGGGGTTGATTATTATATTCAATCGGGTTTTTATGGGCAGTATGTAGATATTGAAGGTGTCTACAGAACTGAATATGATTTGATTCGCAGATATCGTGAGATGTCTCTTCATCCAGAATGTGATTCTGCGATTGAAGATATCGTCAATGAAGCAATTGTAAGCGATCTTTACGATTCTCCGGTAGAAATTGAATTATCAAATTTAAATGCTAGTGATAAGTTAAAGCAAATTATTAGAGACGAATTTAAATATATTAAAGAAATTATGGACTTCGATAAGAAGTGCCACGAAATCTTCAGAAATTGGTATGTAGATGGTCGTGTTTTCTATCTTAAAGTCATTGATATAAAGAAACCTGAGGAAGGAATCAAGGAACTCAGGTACATTGATCCGATGAAGATGAAGCATGTTCGTCAAGAGAAAAAGGCAGATCCAAATGACCGAAATTCTCTTTTGACTAATAGAACTATTATGAGTGGGAACTTCAGTAATGAGCAAACTAACTTCCCAGAAATTGAAGAGTATTTCATTTATAGTCCAACTCCAAATTATCCATCAGGGACAATCTCTGGTTCGGCAAAAGGTGGAGTAAAGATTGCTAAAGATTCCATCACATATTGCACATCAGGATTAATCGACAGAAATAAAGGAACAGTTTTATCATATCTTCATAAAGCAATCAAGGCACTCAATCAACTTCGTATGATTGAGGATTCTCTAGTAATTTATAGACTATCAAGAGCACCTGAAAGAAGAATCTTTTATATTGATGTGGGCAACCTTCCTAAGGTAAAAGCGGAGCAATATCTTAAGGATGTTATGAGTCGTTATCGTAACAAGCTTGTGTATGATGCAAACACAGGTGAAGTTCGTGATGACCGCAAGTTTATGAGTATGCTTGAGGATTTCTGGTTACCTCGCCGTGAAGGTGGTCGTGGTACAGAAATCACAACTCTTCCTGGCGGTCAGAATCTTGGCGAACTTTCGGATATTGAATATTTTCAAAAGAAACTTTACAGAGCACTCGCAGTTCCCGAAACTAGAATTGCTGGTGGAGGAGATGGATTCAATCTTGGTCGTTCATCAGAAATTTTAAGAGATGAACTGAAGTTCTCCAAATTTGTAGGACGCCTAAGAAAGCGTTTTGCAAATATGTTCAATGACTTACTTCGCACTCAACTTCTTCTGAAGAATATTGTATCCCCAGAAGATTGGGATAGAATGAGTGATCATATTCAGTATGATTTCTTATATGACAATCATTTTGCAGAACTTAAAGAATCCGAACTGATTACCAATCGTTTGACTTTAATGACTCAAATGGAACCTTATATCGGTAAATATTACTCTACCGAGTATGTTCGCAAAAAAATTCTTCGTCAAACTGATTCTGAAATTATTGAAATTGATGAACAGATTGAGGATGAGATTCAAAAAGGTATTCTTCCAGACCCTAATGCCCCAGTAGATGAGATGGGTAATCCAATTCCAGAAGGAGAAGCAGCACCTATGGCAGCAGAGCAACCTGCGATGGGAGAAGTTCCAATGGAACCAGCAGCACCTGAAATTCCAGAAGAGCCCAAAGGTGGGAAGATATAAATAATCTTATAATAATAAAACAATTTTATGGAAGAACTTATCGATTTGATTGCGACTGATAGTTCCCCTGCGGATATTTCTAGTAGGATTAAAGAACTTCTCTATACAAAAGCGGCACAAAGAGTAGATGATGCTCGTCCTTATGTCGCTTCAGCAATGTTTAATGATGAAATTGAAAATGAAGTTGATGATGAAGAATCCACCGAGGACGACGAATAATGGCAACAAAAATTATTCAGGATACACAAATTCCAAGGCTAGCACCATCTGTTGGTGTTGCTGCGACTAGTGTTCCTATTGCACTTAAGACTGGATATTTGAGAATTACTATTGGTTCAACCACTGGAAGTTCTGGTGGATATATTGCTATTGGAACAAATCCAGTGGCAACGCAAGATAATTTTCATATCACTTCTTATAGCACAGACATTATCAAGGAAACTCTGAGAAGACAAAGAATTGTTGGAGTAACTACAGGAACAACTACTACAGTTATATTTGATAACAATGCTAGTAATCCATTCCTTCCTACAGATTATGTGACGATTGAAAATGCTCCCACAGCGGGTATTAATACTACACACAATTCAATTGTGTCGATGACTGATTCTTCAGTAACAATTAACTTCAACAGTTCAGCACTTAGTAGTGTTGCAGTTACTGGAGCAACATTGGCTAAAAGTGTAAGAGTATCTTGCATTACTTATGAACCAGATACTTTCTTCAATATTGCAGAAGTTGTCACCCTAGCAGCAGAATAAAAAAATGAAACTCATCACAGAAGAAATTCAAAAAGTAGAATTTATTACAGAAGGTAAAGGTGCCGATAAGAAAATGTTTATTGAAGGTATTTTCCTTCAAGGAGACATTTGCAACCGTAATGGGAGAATGTATCCAATGCAAACTCTTGCAAAAGAGGTAAGCAGATATAATGAAGCATTTGTTTCTAAGGGTCGTGCTCTTGGAGAACTTGGTCACCCTGATGGTCCAACTGTAAATCTTGACCGTGTTTCTCACAAGATTGTTTCTCTTGAGCAAGATGGAACAAACTTCAGAGGTAAAGCACAACTTCTTGAAACTCCAATGGGTAAGATTGCAAAATCTCTTATTGGTGAGGGAGTTTGTCTTGGTGTTTCTTCTCGTGGTGTTGGTTCATTAAAAATGACTAACGAAGGTCACAAAATCGTTGGTGAAGATTTTATGCTAGCAACCGCTGCTGATATCGTTGCCGACCCTTCTGCTCCTGACGCTTTTGTTCAGGGAATTATGGAAGGTAAAGAGTGGGTTTGGGAAGGTGGTATTCTTCGTGAAAAACTTGCCGAACAAACTCAGAAGAGAATTAATACTCTTATTGATGAAAGAACACTTCAAGAGAACAAAGTACAATTGTTCCAAGAATTTCTTTCAAATCTATAAATTATAAATAAATATAGATTATAACACAATCAATCTAAAATGTCCGTTGGTAGAAATTTACAAGAAATGGAAAACGTAGTAACCAAAGGGGCTGCAGCTGCCGAACCAATGCATCACCTGGATGGAGCAACTCCAGGACAAACTGGTGGTTGGGAGGATTTAGGTGGTCCTACTCCAGAAAATTATCGCACAGACGATGATTCAGCAAAACTTAACACTCCTGGCAAAACTCTTGCTCAGGTAAGAAATGTAGTTAATGCTAAAGCTGGCGCAGCAGAAGCTGCTCACACTTCAGCGACTCCAGTTTCGGCACCTGGTCAAGGTATGAAGGAAGAGACCGAGGAGGATGAAGAGGATTTGATTGCTGAAGCAGAAGAGAAGGAAGATGATGAAGAGTCTGGTGAGGCTCCTCATAAAGAAGGCAAAAAAGAAAAAGGCGAAAAGAAGGAAGGTAAGGGTCACGAAAAAGGTGAAGACGAAGAAGAAGATATGAAGGAAGAGTTTGATATCGAAGAAGATGTCAATGCTCTCCTTGCTGGTGAAGAGCTCTCCGAGGAATTCCAAGAGAAGGCTCGCACCATCTTTGAGGCAGCAATCAAATCTAAGGTTGCTGAAATCAAAGAGCAACTCCAGGCTTCTTACGAGGCAACACTCGTAGAAGAAATCGAAGCAATCAAAGAAGGTCTTACCGACCGTGTTGATGCTTACCTGGAGTATGTTGCTGACGAGTGGATTTCCGAAAATGCACTCGCAGTTGAGCACGGTCTTAAGACTGAAATGACCGAATCATTCCTCCAAGGTATGAAGAGTCTTTTTGAAGATCATTATGTAACAATCCCTGAAGATAGATATGATGTCATCGAGAGCATGGTAGATAAACTTGATGAAATGGAAGAAAAACTCAACGAGCAAATTCAAAGAAATGTTGCTCTTAATAGAAGATTAGCAGAGTCAGTTGCCGATGTAATCTTTGCAGAAGTCACTGAGGGTCTTGCACTTTCTCAGAAGGACAAACTCGCTTCTCTTGCAGAAAATGTTGAGTTTGATAGTGAAGAGAGCTATCGTGAGAAACTAGTAACTCTGAGGGAATCATACTTCCCAACCAGAACTGCTGGTACTCAAAGAAACGCTAGTGAAAATCTGTCTGAATCAACTGATTATACCCAAGGTCAATCAGTTAATGGCACAATGAGTGCTTATCTTCAGACTCTCCAAAGAGTTTCTAAAAAGTGATTTTTTAATCATAAAGTCAAACTAACACGTTTTAAAAAGAGGTAAAAACAAATGCAAATGTTCAATGCAGAACATCTGCAGGAGAAGTGGGCACCGCTCCTCGACTATGAAGGTCTTGATCCAATCAAAGATTCTCATCGTAGAGCTGTAACCGCAATCCTGCTAGAAAACCAGGAGAATTCAATCCGCGAAGAGCGTGAATTCCTTTACGAAGCTTCACCAACCAACTCGGCTGGAACCGGTGGTTTTGGTGGCACTGCTTCTTCACCTACCGCAGGTTTCGACCCCGTACTGATCTCATTGATCCGTCGTTCGATGCCTAACCTGATCGCCTATGATATCTGTGGCGTTCAACCAATGAATGGTCCTACTGGACTCATCTTTGCAATGCGTTCACGCTACACCAACCAGTCTGGTGCAGAAACCTTCTATAACGAAGTAAATTCCGCATTCTCTGGTCAGAACAACAGCCTTAACCTGTCTGCAGGTTTCATCGACGGTGCTGTTGGTCTTGGTACTACTGCTCAGGGTGGAAGCAATCCTTCAATCCTCAGCCCAACTGATCAATCAACCAACGCAGGAACTGGTGCTAACCAGTACAATGTTGGCGAAGGTATGAGCACTGGTAATGCTGAAGCACTTGGCGACGGCAATACCAACTATTTCAACGAGATGGCATTCTCGATTGAAAAAGTTACTGTTACCGCTAAGTCAAGAGCTCTGAAAGCTGAGTACTCATTAGAACTCGCCCAAGACCTCAAGGCAATCCACGGTCTGAACGCTGAAGCTGAGCTTGCTAACATCCTCAGCACTGAAATCCTCGCTGAAATCAACCGCGAAGTTATCCGTACCATCTATAAGAGTGCTGTTCCTGGTGCTCAAACCAACACTGCTACTGCTGGTACTTTTGACCTTGATGTTGACTCCAACGGTCGTTGGTCGGTTGAGAAGTTCAAGGGTCTTATCTTCCAAATCGAGCGCGATGCAAACGCAATTGCACAGCAAACTCGTAGAGGGAAGGGCAACACTATCGTTTGCTCTGCTGACGTTGCTTCAGCACTTGCAATGGCTGGTGTTCTCGATTACACCCCTGCACTCAACGCTAACCTGAATGTTGATGACACTGGCAACACCTTCGCAGGTGTTCTCCAAGGTAAGTTTAGAGTCTACATCGACCCATATTCGGCAAACGTTGCTGCTAACCAGTACTATGTTGTTGGATATAAGGGTGCTAATCCTTATGATGCTGGTCTCTTCTATTGCCCATATGTTCCTCTCCAGATGGTTCGTGCCGTTGGTGAGCAAACCTTCCAACCTAAGATTGGCTTTAAGACCAGATATGGTCTGGTTGCCAACCCATTCGCTAAGGGTGCTACCACCAGCGATCCTGGTATCATCTCAACCAACTCTAATGTTTACTACAGAAGAGTCAAGGTTACCAACCTTATGTGAGTTAGTTCACATTTCTCCAGAGGGTCCTTCGGGACCCTCTTTTTTTATCTAAATACAAATAAAACATTATGGCAACAAATGCCCTTGCTAATCAAATATCCAATCGCAATTTTTTATCTCCGACTGGATTTAAATTCACTTTAGCAAAGTATCCAAAGGTTGCTTTCTTTTGCAATTCTGCTAAGATACCAGAAATAACTCTCAATACATTAATCCAACCAGATTATCTAAATGATATTCCACAACCTGGTGGGAAAATGACTTTTGGTGATTTAAATTTAAGATTCCTTGTCGATGAAAATTTGGAAAACTATATGGTGGTCCACAACTGGATTACTGCTTTTAGTGGTTCTGGAAGTCTTGAAGAATATAGAGTGTTAATTAGAGATGCAAATGGGACCGTGGATTATGATAGAGCATATAGTGATGGATCTCTTTATGTTTTAAATAGTAATTATGGTTCAACAGCAATTGTAAAATTTAAAAATCTCTTTCCAGTATCTTTAACTTCATTGGATTTTGATTCAACGGTTACGGATATCAATTATTTTACGGCAGAGGTGGCTTTCAAATACACCATTTATGATATACTAGGTACAGACGGCAAACCACTCTATCCATTTACAAGTACATGAATCTTGATGAAATTCAGGAAATGTGGCAGAGAGATTCTGTCATTGACCCTGACAACTTACATGATGAATCTTTAAAAATTCCTCAACTTCATTCTAAGTATTATACAATCTATAATACAATTACTTTGTTGCGCGAAAAGGCAAGAGAAACTTACAATCGCGTCAAACTAGAACGCTACAATTACTACACCGGAAAGGCACCTATAGAGGTCTACGAGGAAGAACCTTTCCCATATAAAGTTAGGGACAAAGAGGCACTACAGAGGCATATGGATGGTGATGAGAAACTAAGTAAGGTAGAACTTAAGATCAGATACTATGATATTATGTTGAAGTTTCTTGAAGAAGTTATCAAGACAATTTCGAATCGCACTTATCAAATCAAAAATGCTATTGAGTGGCATAGGTTCCAGGCAGGGTTTAACTAACCAAATAAATATTCATAACTGATATTTTATGAATGTCACATTTGGTTATATCTAAAAAGAATGAGGTCTACTTGCAGGTAGAAGCAGAACCTCATGTATATTATGAACTTCAAGACCAATTTACTTTTGATGTTCCAAATGCAAAATTCAGCCCCCAGTTTCGCAACAAATACTGGGACGGAAAAATTCGCCTGTTCTCTACACAAACAGGTGAGATTTACATTGGACTCTTAGATAGAATTATAAAATTTTGTGAAGATCACAACTACACATACGAATTTAGAAATAATAAATTCTATGGATTACCTTTTGAAGTGAATGAAGGTATTTCCAAAGAAGGTGTGAAAGATTATATGACTACTATCAGTAGACACGCCCCACGCGATTACCAAGTTGAGGGAGTATTCGACGCTTTGCGACATAATCGAAAGTTATTGATATCTCCAACTGCATCTGGAAAGTCATTAATGATATATTCTGTTGTGAGATATTATGTTGAGAAACAGCAAAATATTCTGATAGTTGTCCCAACGACTTCCCTTGTAGAACAAATGTATAAAGATTTTGCAGATTATGGATGGGATGTTGGTTCATTTTGCCACAAAATCTATGCGGGAAAAGAAAGAGAAACTGATTCCCAAGTCATTATTACTACCTGGCAAAGTATTTACAAATTGCCTAAACAGTATTTTTCTAGATTTAATGTAGTCGTAGGAGATGAGGCACACCAGTTTAAATCCAAGTCATTAATATCTATAATGACTAAACTTTGTGATGCAAAATATCGCTTTGGATTTACTGGAACACTAGATGGTAGTCAAACTCATAAATGGGTTCTAGAAGGATTATTTGGTCCTTCTTATAAAATTATTAAAACGGATGAACTGATGCAAAAAGGTCATCTTGCAAAACTTGATATTAATATTTTACTACTGAAACATCCACCCAATAGATTTGAAACTTTTGAAGATGAAGTTCAATATATCATCGGACACGAAAGGAGAAATAAATTTATTCGAAATCTTGCTCTTGACTTAAAAGGAAATACTTTAATTCTTTTCAGTAGAGTAGAAGGTCACGGACAACCTTTATACGAACTGATAAATAGTAGTAAGCATGATAACCGTCATGTATTTTTTGTTCACGGTGGAGTGGATACTGAAGAAAGGGAAAAAGTTCGTGAAATAACAGAAAAAGAAAATAACGCAATTATCGTAGCATCCTATGGAACTTTTTCTACCGGTATTAATATTCGTAACTTACATAATGTTGTGTTTGCGTCACCATCGAAATCTAGAATTAGAAATCTCCAATCTATCGGAAGAGTTCTTAGAAAAGGAGAAAGCAAAATAAAAGCAACTTTATATGATATTGCCGATGATATCAGTTATAAATCAAGAAAGAATTATACACTTAATCACTTAATCGAAAGAATTAAAATTTATAATGAAGAAAACTTTAACTACGATATTGTAAACATACCTCTTAAAAACTAATGGGAGACGAATTTTACTCTATTATAAAACTTACATCAGGTGAAGAAATATTCTCTCTAATATCTGTAGATGAGAATGATGGAGATCCTATTATAGTGCTACAAAATCCTGTTATAATGAAGGTGCTTCACAATGGTCCAACATCTTATGTGAAGATTAAACCTTGGATGGAAATAGCAAGTGATGATATCTTTTTAATTAAACTCGATAAAGTTATTACTATGACTGAATCTAAAGATGAAAGAGTTATAGAACTTTATAATCAATATCTTTCCGAAGATAATGATTCGATTGAAGTCTATAAACCTGGAGGTGGTGCCGTTAAACCTTCTGAAAAGATGGGATATATTTCTTCAGTAAAAGATGCTCGTAAAAGACTTGAAAATCTCTTTAATGGTCTTAAAGAAAACTAGTTTTTATCTTCAACGGAGACAAACCTAGTCTACACATATTTGTATATCTTGTCAAGCCCCTGAATCTATGATATAATAAGTAAAACATATATTAAATGAGTCCGATGCTATGCCCAAGAAGAAATCAGAGCACTATGTAAATAACAAAGAATTATTAGAAGCACTAATTGTCTATCGCACAAAGGTTGCTGCCGCTAAAGAAGCAGGTCTTCCTAAACCGCGTATTACAAATTACTTGGGAGAGTGTTTTCTGAAAATTGCGACTCATTTATCATATAAACCAAACTTTGTGAATTATATGTTTCGTGAGGATATGATTTCTGATGGTATTGAGAATTGTGTGCAGTACATTCATAATTTCAATCCAGAGAAGTCTCAAAATCCGTTTGCTTATTTTACACAAATTATTCACTATGCATTTCTCCGCCGTATTCAGAAGGAGAAAAAGCAATTAGAAATTAAGACTAAGATTATCGAACGCACTGGGTTTGATGAGGTAATGATGATTGACGATAGCTTGCTTTCTGGTAGCAGTTCGGACTATAATACTATTAAGGATAATATCCAATATCGTAATAATCGTTAAATGTGTATCTTTTATAAATATTTTTAACGATACATATAAAAATGCCTAAAAAATTACCTCCTGGTGAAGCAGACCGCAGAAAAAAAATGCGTGATAAAGAAAGACTTGCTAAATGGAGAAAAAATAATCCAGAAAAATATAAACAGCAATGGCAAAGGAGAAAAGATAAGCAGGCGGAGTATTATCAAAATAATAAAGATGAGTGGCATTCCAGACTTATAGGTAGGACTTATGGTATTTCTTTGGAGGAATATAATGATATTCTTTCTGAACAAAAAAATGTTTGTGCCATATGTAAAAATGAATGTGTGTCTGGGAAAAAATTGGCAGTAGATCATAATCACGATAATGGAAAGGTGAGAGGATTGCTTTGTTGTAAATGTAATCGCGGATTAGGCAATTTTTCTGATAATCTTGACTTACTCAGATCTGCTGTGCTATACTTGGAAAAATACTCTTAATTATGCGGGTCGCCATTATCACTGACACCCATTATGGGGCAAGAAAAGGTTCAAAATATCTCCACGACCATTTTGAACTCTTCTACAATAATGTTTTCTTCCCTGCTCTCAAAGAACATGGGGTAGAAGCAGTCATTCACATGGGTGATGCCTTTGATAGTCGTAAGTCAATTGATTATCAAAGTTTGGAATGGGCAAAGAGAGTTGTATTTGAACCTATGAGGAATTATGAGGTTCATATGGTTGTTGGTAATCACGATTGTTATTATAAGAATACCAATAGCGTCAATTCTCCAAGTCTGCTTCTTCAGACTTATCCTAATGTTCGGACCTATAGTTCTCCGCAGACCATTAAAGTTGGTGGTCTGGATATTATGATGGTGCCTTGGATTTGTAGTGAGAACTATGAAGAAACTCTCAATCAAATCAAGAAGTCCAAAGCAAAAGTTGCAATGGGTCATCTAGAACTTCAAGGTTTCCGTGTGAATCGGAATCTAATTATGGAAGATCACGGAACGGATCCAAAGATTTTTGATAAATTCACTAAAGTATTTTCTGGGCATTATCATACTCGCTCTGATAATGGTAAGGTTTTTTATCTGGGTAATCCTTACGAAATGTATTGGACCGATGTGAATGATACCCGTGGATTTCATATCTTTGATACGGAAACCCTCACTCACACTCCAATCAACAATCCTTATAAATTGTTCTATCACATTTATTATGAGGACACTCCTTACCAATTGTTTGATGCAACTGAATATGAAAATAAGATTGTTAAGGTAATTGTTCGTAAGAAATCGAAACCAAAAGATTTTGAGAAGTTTATCGACAAACTTTATACTGCTGGTATTCAAGAACTCAAGATTGTTGAGAACTTTGATATTCAAGAAAGTGAAGATTTTGAGATTGATGAAGAAGAGAGCACGATTTCAATTTTGAATAGATATATTGATGAGGCAGAGTTTGAGTTTGACAAGAATGTCATCAAGGGAATCTTTCAGGACCTTTACAAACAAGCTTGCGAAGTAGAGTAAATGTTTCTCCTTACACTTAAAGACAGAAAAGACGACGGAGCATATGCAGTTCAAGACCAATATGGTCATAAAGTCTTATTTCTGTTTGAGGACGAAGACGATGCAACTCGTTATGCTTTAATGCTAGAAGATCAAGAAGAAACTGAAATGGAAGTTGTAGAAGTTGACGATGAGCTTGCAATAAAGACCTGTAAGACTTATAATTACAAGTATGCTGTGATCACACCTGACGATATCGTTATTCCTCCTAAGAATGTTAGTATTTCACAAGATTAAATGGCGCAACTTCCTCTCTACTGGGAACCATTGGACAGAAGTTGATTTTGAAAAACACCATACAAATTTAATTATCGGAACAAATGGTGCGGGTAAATCCACAATTCTGGATGCACTTACTTTTGTTCTTTTTAATAAACCATTTCGTAAGATTAACAAACCTCAACTGGTTAATACTACGAATGAAAAAGATTGTCTTGTAGAGATTGAATTCTCTGTGAATAGTCGAGATTATCTTGTTCGTCGTGGTATCAAACCAAACATCTTTGATATTGAGGTAAACGGAGTTCCTCTGCATAAGGAAGCAGATGACCGAGCAAATCAAAGAATTCTAGAAGAGAATATTCTCAAGGTCAATTACAAGTCTTTTACTCAGATTGTGATTCTGGGTTCTAGTACATTCGTGCCGTTTATGCAATTGACGACTTCGAATCGTCGTGAAGTGATTGAGGACCTTCTGGATATTCGTATTTTCTCTGCGATGAATAATCTTATCAAGGATAAGATTCGTGAGAAAAAAGATCAGATTAAATCTCTTGAACTTAAGAAAGAAACTCTTAAGGACAAGATGAAGATGCAGCAGAGTTTTATTGAGGAACTTGAGAATCGTGGTAATGCCAATATAAATGCCAATAAAGAAAAGATTGCCAATTTAGATGCCGAAGTTGGCATTTATATGGATGAAAGTGCCAAAACCGAAGAGCAGATCTTTGCCTATACTAAAGAACAGGAAGAACTTATTGGTGCTGATGATAAGTTAGTAAAGCTTAACAATCTTAAGGGTAAAATCTCACAGAAAGTATCTGCTATTACCAAAGAGCATAAGTTTTTCACAGAAAATACGGTATGCCCCACTTGCACTCAGAATATAGAAGAAGAGTTTCGGTTAAATAGAATTACAGACGCTCAAAATAAGGCAAAGGAACTCCAGAAAGGTTTTCAAGAACTTGAGGAGACTATAAAGTTAGAACAGGAGAGAGAGCGTCAATTCACAGTTCTATCTAAGGAGATTACGAAACTCAACTATGAGATTTCTCAAAACAATACTCGGATTTCCCTCAACCAGAGACAAATACGAGACCTTGAATCTGAAATTCAAACTATTACCCAAAACCTTGCAAACAGAAATACTGAGCATGAGAAGTTAGAAGAATTTCAAACCAATCTCCAAAAAACATTCGAAGACCTTTCAAAGAAAAAAGAAGAAATCGTTTATTACGATTTTGCCTACTCCTTACTCAAGGACGATGGCGTTAAAACGAAGATAATCAAGAAGTATCTTCCGTTCATAAATCAGCAGGTGAATCGATATCTTCAGATGATGGATTTTTATATTAATTTTGAATTGGATTCTGAATTTAATGAAAGTGTTAAGTCTCCTATTCACGAAGATTTCTCATACTCTTCATTTTCTGAAGGTGAAAAGGCAAGAATTGATTTGAGTTTGCTGTTTGCTTGGCGTGAAGTTGCAAGAGTCAAAAACTCCGTAAATTGTAATATTCTTTTATTTGATGAAGTTTTTGACTCTTCTCTTGATGGTTTTGGTGCGGATGAGTTTTTAAAAATTATTAGATATGTAGTTAAAGATACTAATGTTTTTGTAATTTCTCATAAAACAGATCTTCAAGATAAGTTTGATTCCACTATTAAATTTGAAAAGAAAAGTGGGTTTTCATATAAAACTGAACTTTAGTATTTTATAAATAATTATAGTTCAGTTCTCATTTAGTTCAGTGTATAGTTTATATTGTATTGAAAATAAAATTACGGGACAAAAATACATTGGTATAACTTCTCTTAAACCAGAAGAAAGGTGGAAAAAGCATCAGTATGCTTATAAAACTGAAAAGAAGAAAAATGATTGTCCTAAATTTTACAACTCTATTAGAAAATATGGAATTGAAAATTTTGAATTATCTATTTTAGAGCAAAGTGAAGATGCTTCTTATATTGAAAATTTGGAAATAAAGTATATTTCTGAAAATTCTAATTTATTAAATGTTTCTCTTGGTGGTGGAGGGATGACTATAAATTCTGGTTGGAAACACTCCCCAGAAACAATAGAAAAATTAAAAGAAAAGATGCCACCTATGTTGGGAAAAAAACATTCCCAAGAAACTATTGAAAAAATGAAAGGTGATCCCAGAAGAAAAAATTCTGGAGAAAAAAATGGAATGTATGGTAAAACTCAAAGTGATGAGTTTAAAAAAAATATGAGTTTAAAAATGAGTGAGAATAATCCTATGAAAGGTAAAACCCACTCACCAGAAGCAAAAGAAAAAATGAGACAGTCAGCACTAAACAGATATAAGAATAGGACACTTTCTCAACTGGACTCCTTGACTTCCGTAAATACAGATAGTAATCTGTCCTCACAATCACAAGAGTAATGCAAGTCCCCAACCGCTATCACCATTCTAAGAAGGAGCAGAAGCGGAAACTGAAACCGCAAGCACTCCGACAAGCAAAGGCACGTCGCCAGGCACTCAAGAAGCGTCTCCAACACGGGGACGCTTCTTATTTTATAAATAACTAAAAAGTAGTTGTAAAATGAACTCACAAGAACTTCGTGCCCTTCAAGAAGCTTATAATCAGGTTTGTGAACTTGATGAAGGAAAAAAAGAATTTCCACATAAGAAAGTTGATAAACAAGTTTATGATGCTATGGATTCTGGAGAAACTGCAGGTGATGCTGGTAATCGTGCTAAAGAAAAAAGAGATTATGGTAGAGCAGATAGAATGCGTTCAGTTGCTGCAAAGCACGGCGGAAAGAGTAGAGTCAGGGAAGAAACCGACCTCTTCGACTACATTCTTGAGCACCTAGTTGCTGAAGGTTATGCTGATACTAATAAGGCAGCTCTCGCTATTATGGCAAATATGAGCGAAGAGTGGAGAGAGAGTATTGTTGAAAAACACGCAACCTTTGGGTATAATGCTGAGGACCCTCTTGATGATTTTGAGCAGTTTGTAGATAAGGGTCCAAAAACAAATAAGCAGAAAAGAAACGCAATAGAACTCAATAATAAAATACTTTCAAAACCAGGAATGCCTGTAAAAGGAGTTTGAGTCCACTTCTCAAACTGGCACACAAGAGGGTCTAACCACCCTCTTTTTTTGTATGATGGTTCCATAAGAAATCAAACCTATGACCGTCCGCCACGAAATCAAGTCCCAACTTGCTAAACTTCTTGCCACCGAAGACCTTGTGGTTGAGCACAAGAAGGTGGAGACTGCCTGCTTTAATGTTCATACCCGTGTGCTGACTCTGCCTATGTGGGAGAAGGCAAGTAACACTGTGTATGACCTTCTGGTGGGGCATGAGGTCGGACACGCTCTCTATACGCCTGATGAAGATTGGTTGGAGAAGGTAAAAGTTCCCCCGCAGTTTGTGAATGTGGTGGAAGATGCCCGTATTGAGAAACTGATGAAGCGTCGTTATGCTGGTCTCGCTAAGACCTTCTATGCTGGTTATCGGGAACTTGCCGATGATGATTTCTTCCAGATTGGTGATGATAAACTGGAAACTTATAATCTTGCCGACCGTGCGAACCTGTGGTTCAAAATTGGAAACTATATTGATATTCCTATTGAGCGCGGTGAAGAGACTGAAATCATCAATCTGATTGCCGATACAGAAACCTTTGCTGATGTTCTGATTGCTGCAGAAGAACTCTATAAGTATTGTAAGCACAAGCAACAGGAAGAAACCAAGATTTCTCTGGATAATCTTGAGTCTCAGCAGAGTGGTGCTGACAATCAACCTGCTTCTGATTTTAGTGACCAACAAGAAGGTGAGAACGACCAACCTGAGTCTAATGATTCTGAAGGTTCTGCTTCTAGTGAAACCACCCCAGAAATGGGTGAAACCACTCAAGAACGGGGTGGCGAGAAGAATGAAGAACCAGAAGTGAAGACGATGGATTCCTTGGAAGAGGCACTCAAAGAACTCGTCAATAATAGTGGTCCCGAAAATGTTTATCTAGAACTGCCTAAACTTGATTTGAAAAAAGTAATTGTCCCGAATGCTCAGATTCATTCTAATTGTAAAAATACCTGGGATACTTTTATTGTAGATCGTGAATATAAGCACGAAGATATTTTTGGTGAAGTTGATCGACAGTTTGTAGAGTTCAAGCGTTCTGCTCAGAAAGAAGTCAACTATTTGGTTAAAGAGTTTGAGTGTCGTAAGGCAGCAGACTCCTATGCCCGTGCTACGACTGCCCGCACTGGTGTTCTGGACTGCTCCAAACTTCACACTTACAAATACAACGAAGACCTGTTCAAGAAGGTCACGACACTCGCTAACGGCAAGAATCACGGTCTAGTGTTTGTTCTGGACTGGTCTGGTTCAATGTGTGATGTGATGCTGGATACGGTTAAGCAACTCTTCAACCTTGTTTGGTTCTGTAAGAAAGTTGCGATCCCGTTTGAGGTTTATGCTTTCACGACTGACTATCCTTTGGTTTCTTATGACGAAAATGGTAAGGCAAATATGCGTGAACTTGCTTATCAGAAGAAAGATGGTTTGATTCAAGTTGGTGAATGGTTTTCAATGATGAACCTGCTGACCAGTCAAGTGAATGGTAAGAATCTGGAGGAGCAGATGAAGAACATCTTCCGCCTTGCTTATTCGTTTGGGCGTAACTGCTACACTTCTTATCAGATTCCTTTGGGTCTTTCTCTCTCAGGAACTCCTTTGAATGAGGCAATGATTTCTCTTCATCAGATTCTACCCAAGTTCCAGAAGGAGAATAAACTTCAGAAAGTTCAGTGTGTGATTCTGACTGATGGTGAAGCGTGTGGTATTAAGTATCACCGTGAAGTGAAGCGTCAATGGGAAGATGGTCCTTTTATGGGAACCGCTGGTATTGGTTTTGGTTCATTCTTGCGTGACCGTAAAACTGGGAGCACTTATTCTCTAGACTGCGAATGGCATCAAATGACTGATGTTTTTCTTCGCAATCTGCGTGAGAAGTTTGCTGACATTAACTTCATTGGTATTCGTGTTCTGGAAAGTCGTGATGCTGGTAACTTTATTCGTCGATATTGTGGTTATTATGGTCCAGACCTTGAAAAAGCGATGAGTGCTTGGAAAAAAGAAAAGGCATTTACCTTGAAAAAGTCTGGTTATCATTCTTATTTTGGTCTTTCTGCCACTGCCCTTTCTCAAGACACAGAGTTTGAAGTTGCTGAAGATGCAACCAAGACTCAAATCAAGTCTGCTTTTGTCAAGAGTCTAAAATCCAAAAAAATGAACAAAAAGATTCTCGGAGAGTTTATGGAACTTGTTGCTTGATAAATATTTGGAAGAGTTTCATTTCAACAATGAGCAGATTTACAGACTTATTTCAAGAACCAGCACCATCTCCAGAACCAGAATCTGGATTTAATCCAAATGCAAGAGATCGTGATGGTGATGGATTGGTTCAGGAAGGAACACCCTTTGAAAGACCAACACCTGTAAAGGCATCGGCAAAAAAGGGAATTAAGTAACCACTTTCCAAACTGTCACAGGGGGGCATTTAACTGCCCCCTTTTTCTTGTATAATTACTTTAGTTAAACAAAACCACCTAACTACATTATGCCTCGCAAATCCTCTGTGAACGACGAAGCCCTTTTTGATAGTATCAAAGAACTTTATGGTTCTGAAATTACTTCTGGTGACCTCAAAGGTTTTTGTGCTTCTCGTGGTTTGAACTATCAAACTGTTACTCGTCGCCTGGAGAACTACAAAACTGCTCGTGGTCGTTGGAACCTGGAAGTTACTCAGGAGCGTGTTGAAGAGATTGAGCGTTCTTTTAGTTCTCCCGCTGTTATTCCTTCTGCTGAACAAAACCTTATTCCTGATAAAGATGATACCTTCGTCAAGTTTGGTAACTTTAACGATATTAAAAAAATTATTCAGTCCCGTATCTTTTATCCTACATTTATTACGGGTCTTTCTGGTAACGGTAAAACTTTCGGCGTGGAGCAAGCTTGTGCTCAACTAAAGCGTGAACTGATTCGTGTTAACATCACGATTGAAACCGACGAGGATGACCTGATTGGTGGTTTCCGTCTTGTGAATGGTGAAACTGCTTGGCACAATGGTCCCGTGATTGAAGCACTGGAGCGGGGGGCGATTCTGCTTCTGGATGAGATTGACCTTGCTTCTAACAAGATTCTGTGTCTCCAGTCTGTGCTTGAAGGTAAGGGTGTTTTCCTGAAAAAGATCGGTCGTTTTGTGAAACCTGCTGCTGGTTTCAATGTGGTTGCCACCGCTAACACCAAGGGTAAGGGTTCTGATGATGGTCGCTTCATCGGCACCAATGTGCTCAATGAAGCATTCCTTGAGCGTTTTCCTGTGACCTTTGAGCAGTTTTATCCTGCCCCCTCTGTGGAGCAGAAGATCCTTGAGGGCATCGCTCTGGACCTTGGTGTGGAAGACCGCGACTTCTGTAAGCGTCTGGTTGATTGGGCGGACGTGATCCGTAAAACCTTCTATGATGGTGGTATTGAGGAAATCATTAGCACTCGTCGCTTGGTTCATATCGTCCGTGCTTATAGCATCTTTAACGATAAGGCAAAAGCAATCCAAGTATGTGTCAATCGTTTTGATGATGAGACCAAACAATCGTTTTTGGAACTTTATGACAAGATTGATGTTGACTTCAAACTTCCTACTGAGGAAGTTGACCAACCCGCCCCTTTCTGATATAATTGGGGAAGGTAAAAATGTGCCTTCCCTTTATGAGTGATTCAACCTTTACTATTACTATGACTGAAAACACAAATCATCTCTGGAAATACAACGAAGATAAAATTTTTAAAGATATTGAAGATTATGTGACCAGCACTTATGGCAGTCACTATTGTGGTCACAATCAAAATGATATTCAAACGATTGATTTGATGGCAGCAAAAGACTTGGCAGTGCCTTTCTGTCAGGCAAATATTCTCAAGTATGGTAGCCGCTATGGTGATAAAGATGGACGCAATAAGCGTGACCTCCTCAAAGTCATTCATTATGCTATGCTTCTCCTCCATTTCGACGGGCACTATACCCGTAAAGATAATGGTCTTACTGAATTCCGTTGATTATGAAACTCCAAAACAAAACTATGAAACTCTCTGATAACTCTCTGACTATTCTCAAGAACTTCGCTGGAATTAATAATTCGATTCTGGTAAAGCAAGGGACTCGTCTTCGCACTATTTCTGTTGCTAAAAATATTCTTGCTGAAGCAGATATTACTGAAGAGTTTCCTCGTGACTTTGCAGTTTATGACCTCAATCAGTTCCTGAATGGTTTAAGTCTTCATCAAGACCCTGATCTGGACTTTACTGAAGATTCTTACATCACCATTCGTGAAGGTAAGCGGCGGGTAAAGTATTTCTATGCTGACCCGAATGTAATTATTTCTCCTCCTGATAAAGAGATTCAACTTCCTTCTAAAGATGTTTGTTTCCAACTTGAGAGTGCTTCTCTAGAGAAATTGGTCAAGGCAGCAGCGGTCTATCAACTTCCTGACCTATCTGCAGTTGGTGAGGCAGGTGTGATTCGTCTTGTTGTTCGTGATAAGAAGAATGATACTTCCAACGAATATTCCATCGTGGTTGGTGATACCGATAAAGACTTTACCTTCAACTTTAAAGTAGAAAATATTAAGATTATTCCTGGTGCTTATGATGTTGTTGTATCAGAAAAACTTTTGTCACAATTCAGTAATACCAAGTACAATCTGAAGTATTATATTGCTCTGGAACCCGATTCAACCTTTGGATGATGGAATTTCTTCTTTACCTTACTCCTCAAGCAAAAGACATTCTCAATCAAATTTATAGAGCAAAATATTCTGTTCGTGAAAATGTTGGGTATTGTAGGAGTAATAAAAATATTTTTGGATATGCAGATTTTGGAAATAAGTTTGTCATCTGTACAAAGAACATCAAAATCAGTGGGTTTGATGTTAAACATTATGTAAATGAAACCGTTTATCACGAAGCTACTCATGTTGGTCATTTGTGTAATGGGTACAGACCTTTTGGAATATCTTTAAATGATATGTTTCTTCCACCCAACAAACTTCAAGATGTTCGCAATTCTGTAAAATCATCTACTGCTTCCTATCTCATAGAACACGAAGCATATTGGATGGAAGATAAACCAGAAAAGGTTAAATATGTACTTCAAAAGTATTGTTTCTGATGAATATATTCGCCACATCTCCTTGGCCTGCTGAGAGTGCTATCTGTCTTCCCGATAAACACATTGTCAAGATGCCTCTGGAATGCTGCCAAATGCTTTCCATTGTGGCATCTGAAAAATGGGGTCATAACTATGGTCCTTTGTACAAGACTGATAACACTCCCTACAGAACTGAAAAGGGTGCGTTTCGTAATCATCCCTGTACCAAATGGGCAATGGATAGTATCCACA